AAACACCACATATGCGATATCCATATCTGGTACTGCTGATACTGCAAACTTAGTATTTAACGAGACTGCATCTCTTACATCAAACCCATCTCCATCTCAGGCAGGAAACGGTATTGGTGCTGCACTTAGAAACAATAACGCTGACGGTCTTAATGACGGTGGAACCACACACGGTGTGATGACATACAGAAGAGAGGCAACAGGTAATGCTTCTACTCAATTAGGATTTACAGATAACAATAACCTATACATCAGAGGTAACAGTGGTGGTGCTACCAACGTATACACAAACTGGGAGAAGATCTGGTCTTCATCTAATGATGGTGCTGCAAGTGGATTGGATGCTGACGTTTTAGATGGCAAGCAAGGTTTATGGTATCAGACAGGTTATAACATAGGTGACACACGTGGTGGTATTACATCACCTATTGGTGACATGTTCTTACCAGAAGTTCTTGGTCAAGACAAAGTTGTATTTGAAAATCTTTATGTCAATGACACAGGTAATAAATTTACATTATACATTCCAGATTTCCACTGTAATAGTGGTGTTGGTGGTAACATCAATAATGGTGGAACATACACTATCTACTCTGATATAGGTGCAACAAATAACATTGGATCTATCGTAGTTGATGCATCAAATGGTGTTCAAGAACTTACACATACAACTGGTGAAATTTATTCACTTGTTACTGGAACAATCGCATTTGTAGGTGCAAATTCAAACGCAAACATCTACGTCTTCGGTCCTAATCCTGGCACAAAATGGACTGTATCTTCATCTAATAAAATCTCTGGTGGATCTACACAAATATTTGGATTACGTGATAATGCAAATGGTGCTAAGTTACAGATTGGTAAGGCAGCAGTTTCTACTACACCAACAGTAGACTTTAGATCAGGTGGTCAAGCACCAAACTATGACGTTCAGTTCCTTATATCTGGTGGTAACACTTCAGATGGAAATGGAACAATCAGAATTAACACTGGTGATATTACTGTCAATGGTAATACCATGTGGCATGCAGGAAACGATGGTTCAACGTCTCAACTAGACGCTCATTACTTAGATGGTTATGAACAGTCTACTGCTGCTACAGGTAATACAATTGCACGTAGAGATGCATCAGGACACTTAACAGTCAATGACTTAACAGGTGACCAAGGTATCTTTACTAACAACGGTGCAGGAACATTAAGTCTTGCAGATGGTAACGGTATTACTCTTGGTAAGTCTACAACTAACACATTAGCACTACAGGGTAAAGGATCATCCTCTGTTGGTTACATTAAGTTTGGTAATGACACTAATGCCTTTGGTTGGGATGGCACACATCTATCCTACAACAACGTATACTTCCGTAGTGGTTACATCGGTATTGGAGAGAGTAATCCTGGTGCACCATTAGAGATCAAGAGAGATGGATCTGCACTTAACTTATGGGCAGAGTTTACAACAGGTGGAACTAATGATGGTCGTATAATGTTTGGAACCGATGGTGGTTCTCCACATATGATCTTTGATGACATCGCTAATGATAGTGGATGGATAATCGGTGCTGATGATGCTAACGCATCATGGTTCTGTGTTAAAGGATTTGCAACACCTGGCGATGTTAGTTACATATCATCTCAAGGTTCTACTGGAACTTGTAACTTAGCAATCTATCAAACTACAGGTAGATGGTTTATCAGCAAAGCGGGTTCTACTGGATCTGGTTCTAGATTGAACGTTGGTGGTAACATTGAGACTGATGGAAAATTAATATCAACAGTTGCAATTGGTACTGCTCCATTACAAGTTACATCTACAACTGAAGTTCCTAATCTAAACGCTAACTTACTACAAGGATACAATGCACTTGGTCTACCATACCTAGGTGCTAGTGTTAACGTTTGGTTGAGTGATGATGGTGGTCAGGAAAGATTCTACTTTGCTAACAACAGTCACACATACCTTAGAACTGGTAACGCATTCTACTTCAGAAATGATAGTAACAATACATTTGCTTCATTTGATTCTGGTGGTAGAATACACTTCCATGAACCTGGCAATGATACTACTCAATCATCATATAGAGTACAAGTTACAGGTGACAATGGATTAAATATAAATGCATCAGAGAGTCTATCTAGTGGACAAAAATCAACAGTGTTAAGAGCTGGTGGAGATAAGTTATGGATAGATAGTTATGCGATATTTAAGAAAAATAGGAATACTGTTGCAGAAAACATTAATGTCAACACTGGCGATAACTGCGGAAGCAATGGTCCTATCACTATAAATAGTGGCACAACTGTTACTATAAACAGTGGCGGTCAATGGACAATCATTTAAGTTAAAAAAAGATGAGCACTTTATCAGTAAATAATTTACAAGGACTGTCACCTACCAACAAGGTTACAGTTCCAGCTGGACATAAATTGTCATGTGAAAGCGGTAGATATAGATTACCAAACTATGCAGCTGGGAGTAGACCTAGTAATGCTGAAACTGGAGAATTAATTATTAATACAACAACTGCAACTTTAGAGATGTGGACAGGTGACAGATGGGCAGTTTGTGGTGGAGGAAATCGTGGTGCCACTGCAAGTAACCCTGCAGAATCTGCAGGAGATGCATATGATCAAGGAAACACTGTATCAGGAACTGTATGGGTTTCAATACCTGGCAGTGGAGCATATCAATTTGAATATGATGCAACTGATCGTTATGGTACAGGTGACTTTGGTTGGATTAAATATGATGCTGCATTCTTTGGAGCAAACAATGCTTCCATAGCATATACAGTATATGGTAGTCCATCTTCAATTATTCCTGCTTTTAACACAAACTCTACTAGTAGCACAAGTAACGATACTATCAACCAAGGAACTCACAGGGTTGGAAGAGAACAATCTCATCAGGGTGGTAACTCACTTTCTACAATTAGATGTGCTTTACCAAAACTAACAAAAGTTAAGTATGATGCGTTTAGAACAGCGGGTGGTTCACAGACTGCTGACTTCGGAGCATTTACACAAAACTTTAGTGGTATTGTAAATAACTCTCCTTACCAAAACAATGGTGCAGGATATTGGACAGTGGTATTTTCTGGTAACTCTAGTGGAAGTTTTGGTAGTGATATGTTGATTTTAGATAATGGTAACTTAAGAAGTGGTAACGGTTCTTATACAGTTAACACTGGTGTATTATCATTCGGATCTGAGAGAGGATCTGGAACTCAAGTTCCACAAGTTATTTGGGGAACTACTGATGCTTATAACGAATATTGTTATACTACATCATGGTCTTTATGGCTCCATTAACTTGATAAATAAATTTGGAAATTAATTTTACATGTCTACACTTAATGTTGCTGATATAAACGCAGGAAAAGTCAACATCTCTACTGGTGGATTAAAACTTTCCTCTCATAATGGATCTGGAAATTATCCAAATCCAGAAACAGGAATGCTAATCTATGATAGTTCTGCAGGAGGAGTAAAACTCTATAATGGATCTGCATGGGACTCAATAGGTGGTGGAGAATTAGCATCTGGTAATAGAGCAGATAGAGAAAGTGGTGCAGGTCCTGCAAATTTTAGATATAATACACAAGATGGTCAGCACGAATATTACTTTAACAATCCATTTTCTAACAAGAACCAAGCACTTTGGGTTCCTATGGGTGGAAGGCAATTAATTGCTTTTGAAGAGAGACAAGATAACTGGAGCAGCACAGATATTAAATGGGGTACTGGTAATGGAATGAACACATCTCAAGGTGGAATGTATCATTCATATGAATTTATTTTTAATTTCTATGAGCAACAAAGTGGTAACGGTGAATATTATATTAGATTTATAGATTGTAATGGTAACGTTGATACCAATGGTGGTAGATATTTCTACATGGTATCTGGATGGCATGCAAATGATGGTCGTCCTAGAGCAGCGTCTGGAACTGGTGGTAGATCATACTTTGCTATCACTGCTCAAGATGGTAGTTATGAACTCCAATCAAATGGAGAAGCATCATGGACTACTCACATGTATATGAGTAACACACCAAACTCTAGCACCGCAAACTACTGGTCATATTATATGCATGGTGGTGGAGCATCAGAACAGAATGGTGGAGATTATCGTGGTGGAGGTGTTTGGAGAGGTGCTGCAAGAAAAGACAATACTGGATATCCTCTTGGTGGAATCCGAGTATACAATAACCAAAACCAAAGGGCTGTAACAACTGGTTGTAACTTTGCTTGTGCAGTCTATGCTACAATGCCTTCTATTAGAGATTATCCTTTAGCA